GGCAAGAGATTTTCCGATCAGAAACGGTTTGATAATTTTCTTGTATTTGTCCTCTTAAGAACAAAGTAAGAGTTCTATGTTTTCTCACTTACATCGGAATTGCTTCAATCATCTCATGGTAACCTTGTATAATATCACCTTGCTCCCTGATAATGAATCGGAGTAAAAGTTCCCCTCCCAGAGGTGCAAGATCATCGATCATTGCATCCGGGGCGGGGCCTTGACCGGGATAAAACCCGATAACAATTACCCCGACTATCAGAAGAGTGGTTATTACTAATCCCAAATCAACATATGTCCGAACTGTAGGACTCTCAAAGAGATATCCATTCAATTCAGGAACACTATTGAAGATTAGAATATCACTGTATCAGTATATTAAAAGACTGAAGACAATAATAACTAAAATGAGATATAGTAGATATCTACATACGTTACGTATGAGACGAATGAAATGAGAAGAATAAGAGATTTCAACCTTAGGAGTATCCTCAGGAACCCTTACAAGAGACAAAGGATAAGGAATCATATCCATACCCAATGATCTGTAAGGTACCAAGGATAGTACTTTAGGAGGTAATCTTTCTTCTTCTCAAGCCGAATTTAATCGACGCAACTTAGAAGTAGGCAAGAAAAACGAGTTACAATGGACTCAGTCTTTATAGAGAGAAATAAAGTTTGAAAAAACTTTATTTTCTACTCTTTTCGAACTGAACCATGTTAAACGATTCTGGAACAACGAATTATCGATTAGCAATTTATTGGTGTCATACATCAATATGACAAACGATTTAAGATCCACTAAAGATAGATTGTCCAGTTTATCTACCTTAAAATGGAACTTTAGTTCCTTCTCCATAGAGTAATGACGACCATAAGGGAGACCCTCATGACCGAATACTCTCGAAGTCGAAACTAAAGGTTTCTTAAAATACGGATGTCATCTCATCAAATCATATTCCAATGACTGATGATTAATTGCTGATTGTCAAGATCTTATTATCCTCTTCCTCCTTTCAAAAAGGAAAGAAGTAAGAGAATATAATGAAAATCTTGTAATCGGATAATTCGTGGTACAAGTTCTCATAGTTACTCAATCCAATCAGTCTTTTTTACTTGATTGGTAGAATACCATGTGAACCCGCAATCGCGAACCCATATTTCAGAGACGACCGTTCACCTGGCTTCGAGCTCGATAACCAAAACCTCGAGCTCGAAGATAGGATTGGAGTTGAACTTCATGCTTTCGCATGAATTCAATCATAGTACTAGTGGAAATAACCGTAGTAATTCAATCCCTTAAAGGAATTAAATTACAAGAACGGCCACCCACGTAATACTTCTTGGCAAATTCTAAGTTAAGACCATTGGTCGAAACAATAGATTTTGCCAATCCAATTTTAACTCCTAGTAACTTAACCATTATATAATAATAACGGTTGGCTACATAAGAGTTAAATATTACAATATCGTCTCCTAATATGATGTAATCATCGAAATACCATCCTCTAGACCAACTCTTTCTAGCAGAAAGAGAAGCCCACTGAACTATAATATGATGAGCCACGGCCAACATCATCCAAGAAGATAAAGCCCCCATCGGTTGACCTACAGAATAGGTTACCTCTGAAGGTAAATTATACTTCTTAGATGCTGAAGGCGAAATTTGATATTTTCGCATGGTTAATAGTTTTGCTCAATGAACAGCGGATTTTAGACCCATTAAAGGTTCTAAAATTCATACCTGTAGAATTACAGGTAACCTGTCAGTAGCTGAAGATAAGTCAAAGGAATAAGAAACCTTAATACCCTTTGATTTAACTTCTCTAATCTTACTCTCCAACTTCCCTATCTGATCAAAAGTCGCGTCCTCCTTAAGAGGGCGAACAACGTCTTGAAGTAGACAGTGAAGAGGATGAAGTAATCATTGAGTTCAAATATCAACCATCGCAAAAATTCGAATTTTTCCCGCGGACTCTGGTTTGAACCCTAACTTTCCTAAGAAATAATTAATATATTTAGAAGAAAATATATCATTATTCTTAGCTAACGTCTCAGGACTTAACTGGTCCCGAGGGTTAGACCTATTGACATTTCTAAGGCCTGATAAAAAGAATTCTCTATTATTCAGACCCTCCAAAAACCCCTCCAAGTGAGACCTTAGTTCTAGATATGATTCCGAGAATCATACCTTAGAAGAAGATCACACAGATCAATATGAACTAGAAATTTCTGACGTCTCAGAAAAATCTGTCCATAAAGACTGAGAAGTTTGTGGTGAAGATTTACCAATAGGGAAGAAAGTAAAGGTTACATTTAACCATCTAGTTTTCCAAGAATCTAAGTCTAGTCTTTCTCATCAACGTCTAATACTAGTTTCTAGTAAGTAGACTTCCCGAGAAGGAAGAGACCAGAAATCTTTTAAACCAGAATCAGTGATAGAAGAAATATCCGGTGATCCTGGATAATCTATAATTCTATAAATAGAAACTAGACTTGTCCAGAATCTCACTGTGACTAGATCTTGATTGATCAGTAATCTTCTCTGAGTGGCTGGTAACCACTTAGGAAGACCTGACCTAGACCTAGTAACACGGCGTTTCAACGGATTCTGATCTTCTATCTTATAACCAGCCACTGCTTGCTGAATTAAAACATGAGAAGTTTTAAGGTGTAGTACCAAACCTTTAAAACCCTCATGCTTATAAATTCTATAGCAATGGAAGGAAAATATACATATCATTTTTACTTTTGTTCGATTAAGAGAACCCTCTAATGACCCATAAAATTTTATTAAATAGGACACTAGAGATCTACCTCCATTTCTAGAGATAATACCATTAAAGTATTTCAATTCTCGCTCTATATAATATTTAAAGGACTGAGAGAATTCAAGATTTGAAAACTCCCGCCTAAAAATCTTAAATAGAGAGTTCTTAGGAAAATTAAAGTGAAAATTATTTCTTTTATTAATATTAAAAAATGATGTAGCTTTAAATTTACATTAAGATGAGCAATGATATGAGGGGAACAGACAGTTGGGCCTAATTTCCCTAAGTAGGAAATAAACTACCCTAATAGATCGCAGACCCCGTGGTCTTTTCACCGCGGGGAACCTCGACTAATGAAGCTTTTTAAGAATAATTAACCAGAGTTATCCTTATTATACCTCAAAAGTTCTACTAGGAATAGTCTACATCCACCTTAGTTTATATAAACTTACCTGCTGACCAGATTTCTCAGTACAGGTGTACTGAGAGATTTCAGCATATCTCCTCATCAACTATATCTCTTTCTCTACCTGTCGTCCAAAAGCAAGAGGGGTGCTAGCCCCCTTCTTTCTTAATGGCAGTAAAACCAGTGTTTCTAACACGGTAAAGACGAATAATATAGTTGATCGAAAACCGAAAGGACCTTAATCCCTCTTTCCACTTTATAAAGTGGGGAGTAGGCACTCTAACAAAAGTGCCCTGATTACAGGTAAGGAGACTTAAAAGTGTGAGGTTTGGTAACCTCCATTTTAAATACCTTAGTTACTTTAAATCTCTTTAAAGTAATGTTATTTTCCGATCCCCCAAGAAACACCAATGGATTTAACCATAAAATGCTTCTTGAACTCTAACGAGTTTAAGAATCTAGATCACTTACGT